GTAGTCATCTGACCATGCAGGCCAATCGGCACCGTCAGGCGCTTCTTTTGTCTCAAAGCGTTCACGGGTGGAGCTTTCCAGAACCGCCCCGGCATCATCCGCGAACTCAGCCAGGCGCGCGCCTTCCAGGCGAGCCACTGCTTTGATCGCTTGATCCAGGCCGATGGTGGTCAATTGTGCGGTGACGCCTGCCATGTCACAGCCCCTTCATTTTTTCGCGGGTGAACTCACGTTCCGGCCCACCGGACACAATCGGGCGCGGGCCGTTGGAAATGGTTGTGGCATCGTCTGGGTTGTCGCTGTCTGGCGCGGGCAAATCCAAAATCGCCTTGCCGCTGGCGATCAGCTTTAGATGCCCAATCGCATCGTCATAACGGGTGCGGTGCTCTTCGCTGACCAGGTCTGCCGTGTTGGCCAGACGATAGAGAGCGATGTCGACACAAAACTGATTCAGCAGCGTCGGAACCGCAGGCAGCGGCAACGGATATCGCGCGCCAATGTGGGAATTGATCTCGCTGGTGGCAAACTCCAAGGCGCGACTGATCGCGGCGGCATCAACGTTGCCGTCTCCGTCATGGTCCGCAACCACCAAAGCGTCTTCGGTGTAGAGCGTCACAATGTCTGCTTGCGTGGCGTAGGAAGTCATCAGGCACCAGGTAAGAAAGGGGTGACAGGCCAAGGCCCGTCACCAGTTGTTCAGGGCGGCGGGAGAACCCGCCGCAGGCAAAAATCAGTTGTTCTCTTCTGGGGGTTCAAAGCCATTTGCCTTGATCGCCTCCCAGGCGGCGTCCCGATCAGATGCCGTGATTTTGTCAAACTCTTCGCCCAGGCGCTCTTTGAGAGCGTCCACTTTGGGCTTGCCGTCCTGACCAAAATCAGCCGGTGCAAGAGTGGAGATCACATCAGCAATCCGGGCATGCAGCTCGGTTGGCGGATTGGCCGCTTCAATTTCCGCGTCCGTCGCTTCCGAGATCCGCAGCATCTTTTCGCCGCCCAAGATCTTCCACTGCTTTTCAGTGAAATCGTCGTGGCTCACGAATTTACCTTCAGGCGGAAAGTGCGTGCCACAACGCCAAAAACCGGTTGGGCCAACACCGCAAATCTTGATGGTCTTCATCGCAGCGCCCTCCCTTACGCGGCCCAGTCGGTGTCAAGCACCTCAACCGCGTCATAGTTGGAGTTTGAAGCACCGCCCTCACCCAGCATCACCTTGACGGTTTTGTTGGCGTGGGAGCGCAGCTTCGGACCAACCACCAGCATGCTCGGCTTAATACCCAGCGGGCGGCCATTTTCGTCTTTCAGGCTGCGCATTTGTTCGATGGCTGCATCCAAGCTGTCACCGTTCAAGGCGACATTGGACGCGTAAGCCATTTGCCACAGGCCAAAGCCCACGTTGCAGCGGCTGTCCACACCGTAAAGGAACTCTTTGTTGGTGAAGACATGATCAGACTGCGTCGGATTGGTCAGCGAGATAAACTGAGGCTTTTTGCGTTCCTGGAAGACCAGAGGCTTCAATGGACGAGTTGTGTCCAGCAGATACCACCACGGGTTTTCCGCAGCGCCGCTGCCATCCATGTTGGACACGGTGATGGCCGCGCCATCTTTGTCAAACGACGGGTGATCCGTATCGAAGAAATACTGGCTATCAAAACAGGTGGTTTCGCGGCCCTTGGCCAGCAGACCAAAGGTCAGATCGTCAGGTTGTTGACCGGCGCTCATGCCCATTTCCTGGAACAGTGGCGCATAGATCCCCAGGTTGTCGTCTTCGATATCGTTGCGATCCACGCCTACGGTGGCTTCAAAGTCCTTGTTGGCGATGGAATAGCCATGCGCCGCCATGTCTTTGACCACACGTGCGCCAACCCATTCACGCATCTTGGGGAATTTGCCTAGCCAGCCGTAGGTCTCGGAGCTGGACGTGGACTTGATCACGGTTGCCACTTTCTCAAAATCCGAACTTGGGCGGGTTTTGGTGAAGGCATCCTGGAAGTGCTTTTTGAAACCGACCTGAAGCGCGGTCAGATTTGCAGGGGTGGTCATCATGGCGCGTTACTCCTGTGCGCTGTCCGCTTTGGAAGCGGCAAATTCTTCGGGGGTGAGGTCAAGCGCGGAGCAAGCCGCCAGTTCTTCAGCGGTCAGGCTGGCCGCGCCGTCTTTGCCTGGCGTATCGCCCAGCTCTTCGGCCTTTGCGATCACGGGCGCGCCTTCGATCATCGTTTTGAAGGCTTCCAAACCACCTTCAGAGCGGCAGGCGGCAATGTGATAGTCCCGCGTTGCCGGGGTGATCTTGCCAGCGGTGACCGCAGCACCAACCACCGTTTCGATTTCCGCATCCTTGCGCTCTGCTTCCTGCGTCTCATAATCCTGGACGCGGTTCATTGCGGTGTCATAGTCCGCACGCGGTACAAACTTTGTGAGGTCAGGCTGATCCGCGCGGTTGCGGGCTTCCGCCTCATCCGCCTTCAGCTTGTTGATCGCGCCAACGGCATCTTGGGCCGTCGCGTCAGAGTTCAGCCCAAGGGCTTCCAGGACGGTTTTGTCCATTTCGGTCTCCTGAATTTGCCCCGCTTGATTGAGGGCGACTAGGTCTAGGTTTGGATTGTTGGTCAGCCCTGCCGACACCATGCGGGTCACAGATCCTGTCTTGCGTCCGTAAATGAACACCGGCGACAGGTAGCCATAGGCGCGAGAGGCAACCAAATCGCGGCCCGTCTCGTTCCATTCCACCTTTCCCCACAGCCCAGTAGCCCGCACCTCAAGATCAATGATCCACCCCACTGCCGGTGCCACTTCGCCAGCAGCGCCTTTCACTTGGGTTGAGTGCTCGATGTCGATAGGCAAGCGCAGGCCGCGCTTCTGGAAGGTTTCAATGATTGCGGGCGCATCGTTCATGGTCCAGGTGCGTCCATCAACACCCCGGATAGTTTCGCCCGCAGGCATGAGCTGCACCCATTCTGGCGCTCCGACTTCCTGGGAGAAGTTCAGAGCCAATGGGTCGCAAAAGATGTTCAGGTGCTTGTCCATGATCAGACATTCGCACAGGCAAATCCCCCGATGACGCCTGACAGGTGTCGGGGGGAGCTATTCAATTGCAGTTTTGGGAAACCAAGTTGGCCGCTCAGAGCGCCGCTGAGAGCCTTAGGCGATTTTAGGCTACGCCGCACCGAAAATTCTCGCAAGGGCGTTTCTAGGGTATTAAATGGGGGTTAAATGGGGCGCTTTCTTCGCGCCGCCCCCCTGCAAATCCCAGTTTAACCGCCACCACCCCCGTTTTGCGTCCTTCTCGCCAGGGCACGAGGTTGAATTCTGCGCCTTCAACGGCTATGTTCTGTTTGCGCCTGAGCCAATTTTCCCGTCTAACCGGCCCAGAGCCGTGGGGGATGTGACGTCCCCCCAGGCGCATACCTCACCTTACCTTTTTGCTCTTCTGACGTAGCCGCTTCAGGTAGCGACTGGATTGCAGGCGATAGAGCGTAGACAGGAAGTTCTCTTCGCCATTGCGTGTGCGCTTGATCACCGCCAACCAGGGCAAGTCCCCTTCCCCCACCAGAATGATGTTGTGGGCGTCCTGCTTCAGCACCTCGCCGCGTTCCAGCAAATCCGTGACAACGGCATAGCTTTGGCTTCCGACTTCGGGGTGTTTTTCACGGGCCTTGCCTGCGGTGTAGTCGGAGAATTGAACCACGCGCGATTTTGACCCCAAAGAGTCGGCCAACTCCTGGGGCAGCATCGCCACCGGCGCGGCTCCTTTGGCGCTGCCATCGTGGATGCGCTGAACGCGCCAACTCGTCGCGACATCGCGGGCGGCGGCGCGGGCAATGGCTGGATCAGCCGCATTCAACTTACCTGCCAGGAACTCGTCCATGTGGCGCAGTCGGTGCATGCCAGGATTGCTTTCCCAACCTTTGTCAATCCCAACCGGGATTTCCTTGATCTCGCCTGTGCGCGGATTGACCACCTCGCGCATTGGCACCCGTGGGCTATCTGAGATCCCCCGGCGCTCAGCCTCGCGCTTGGTAATCTGGCGCACATGGCATTTGCAGTTCCAGCCATTGGGCGGATACCAGGTCCGCCAAAACGGGTCATCCACAGGCAGCACCATTCCCGCTTTTGCCTCATGATGCGGCCTGTGACGCTCGCTCGGCCCCAGCAGATACACCAGGTATGGCATTGCTCGCTTGGTGCGCTGTATCCGATCCCATTGCCCCGCAGCACGGGCGGATCTCATGTTGGCCCTGTAAATCGTTTTCAGGCGGCGCGGACTTCCCAGGCGCACCTTTTGTAGATTGCCGGTCACAGGATCTTCAGCTTCCCTAATCCCCCACCACCCCAGCTTGCGCAGCTTGGGTTCCAAGTCTTTGGCAAACTGACGATAAGGGATCCCCTCT